GCCAAAGACAGGTGCTTATATCATAATTTAAAACAAGACGAATTTGAGGAGACATGGGAACTACTCAACGTCATGGTAGGATTACTAAAGACAGATTACGACGCAGAAGATTTAAGTTATGAGGTTGCTGCGCCCACAGTAGGTGTTGGTGGACCTGTGAGAATATATGCAGAACCAGCAGGAGGTGATTCTTATTAATATACGGTTATTACATTAAGATAAAAATATTGACATATACATAGAATTACTCTATAATTGAAATGAAGTAATTACAAGTTATGGCAAAAGGATTTACTGTTAA